TTCCAATCTGGGTCAGATGTAGGAAGTGATTTATCTAATGTTCCGTACACTCATATATCATATACTAAAACAAATGATATGTCTCGTACTTGGATATTCAAATACACTCTTGCATTGGCAAAAGAATTATTGGGTATCATTCGTTCAAAGTTTGAAAACATTCCATATCCAGACGGACAAATTCGCTTAGATGGTGAAATCCTTCGTCGTGAAGCAATCGCAGAAAAGGAAGCATTAATCAAAGAACTTCGTGAAACTCTCGAAGAAACTGGAATGCAAGCACAAATGAAAAAACAAATGGAAAATTCTAAGAATATGCAAGAAATGTTCAAGAATATTCCTACTCTCATCTACATAGGTTAATACATGGCACGCTTTGTCACACAACGTGATTTTGAATTTATCCAACACATCACTCGGGAACTGATTGATGAAACGATGGATGTTGCGGTCATTCTTTATAAGATTATAGTAGAATCCGCTAAAGTAAATATCTATGGTGAAAGTGCCACTAAGCCAAGATACACTCCAGTAAAAGTAAACGCAATTATTAAATACGATAAAAATACGTCAGTACGAGAAGAAGGATTTGGGGTTAACCAAGACCAACAAACAGAATTTAGATTCGCTCGTCGTATGTTACAAGATGTAAATACATACCCAGAAATCGGTGATGTGATTGGATACAATAATCATTTTTATGAAATTCATAACATTACCGAAACACAACTTATCGCAGGTAAGCCAGGGTTTAATACCGCAATCATTTGTATGGCACACTTAACTCGTCGTACAAGTATTGATATTGAAGAGGTACAAGTATGAGTGATACGCCAATAAAACGATTGGACTTACAACAAGAAAAACCAGTCCAAGACCGTTCGAAGGATATTCCATCTGATGGTATACCTCCTATTGCGGTAACATTATTTACAATTGATAATGCTATTCTTGGATATATGAATGACCGTATTAAACCACTGGTAACACAAAATAACGTGTCGGTGAAAGTACCTGTCATTTACGGAAATCCCGAACGTTGGAAGTCAGCACAACGTGACGGGATTATGAGAGATTCTATTGGTAAGATTCAATTACCGATGATTATGATTCGTCGAACGGGGATGAAGAAATCTATTATTAATTCTCCCGTTAACAAGTATTTAGAACGAACCTTTGAAACTGGGTGGAATAGAAGGACTCCTTATGACCAGTTTGCGGTCAAAAACGGTATTACCCCAAGTCGTGAATATTTGACCACTACTCTTCCAGATTATTACGAAATAACGTATCGTTGTATGATTTGGACCGAATATATGGAACAAATGAATGCGGTAGTGGAAAACATTTCATTCGAAACAGACCAATACTGGGGTGACCAAAACAACTATAAATTCCGTACTTCTGTGAAGTCATTTGAACCTATGACAGAATTACCAATTACAGAGGACCGTGTGGTACGGACTCAATTTGATATGACCGTATATGCATACCTTTTACCTGAAACCGCACTAGATAAACAAAACAATAGAAGTCTCACTTCCAATAGAAGATTTTCTATCAAAAAAACGGTTGTTTTTACTGAAATAGAAAGTGAATAATTGATGTTTAGGTAAAAAAACAGATATTTATAATACGAGTTGTATTATATTCTAAAGAGGTTATTATGTCTGAAATTACGAAAGAAGATTTAGAAGAAATTAGTATTTTACGAAATAAATTAGCAACGGTAGTCTCTGACTCTGGACAATTAAGTTTACAAATTCAATTACTCCAGTCAGATATCGTAGAACTAAATGAAAAACTTAGCGAACAAACTAAGGTATTCAAGGGGTTACTAGAAGAAGAACAAGTATTACTTAAACGGTTATCTGAGAAGTATGGCGCTGGACAAATCAACTTTGAAACCGGCGAATTCACACCAGAGAAATAACAAATTTAGTTTGGAGAATACCGTATGGCAGAAAGAATCGTGTCGCCTGGTGTCTTTACACAAGAACGCGACCAAACATTCCTCGCACAAGGCGTTGCAGAAATAGGTGCGGCGTTTGTTGGTCCAACGACCAAAGGACCAGCATTCGTAGCTACCCCAGTTGTAGGATTAGATGGGTTTGTCACCGCCTTCGGTGAACCTGATGGTACTTCGTATATGGGATATACCGTTAAGAACTACCTTCAAGAAGCAGGTAGTGCAACAATTGTTCGTGTTCTTGGATTAGGAGGGTACACAACTACTGTAGCAACTGTGTTTGTATCCGGTTCTACTGGAGACAAGGTATTCGCAGTTCTTCATCCAACAATATCTGGAAGTTCATTAACAAATGTAGCAGTTGGAGGCACCACTTCAAGCTTCAGTTTGGTGGTCAGTAGTTCTGCTACCATTCATTACTCAGCAAGTGCTATCAGTACAAACACAACCAATGCATCATTTATCAATGAAGTCTTTGGTACCGATGCACAAGGTAAGAGTGGCACAATTCCAGCATATGTGTATGCAGTATTCCCAGACGCAATCAATCAAGTTGGATCATTCAATAATCAAGTATCTCACTTCAGAGTGGTCACTAGTAGTCTCAATCTTGCAACACAATATGATAATGCAACGACTCCATGGATTCGTTCACAAACCATCAGTTCAGCAAAGTACAATTTGTTCAAGGTACACACATTAAGTGACGGTACTGGTGCAAACAAAGAAATCAAAATTTCTGTCACTGGTATTTCACCAAGTACCAATCCAGACAGTAACTATGGTACATTCTCACTCTTAGTTCGTGACTTCAATGATACTGATAGTTCAACAAATGTACTTGAAAGTTTCAACAACTTAAATCTTGACCCAACCAGTCCAAATTACATCGCACGTGTAATTGGAAATGCTGTTCCAACATATAACTCATCTACTGGATTAACTACTTACGAAGGTGATTATCCAAACCTTTCAAAGTATATCCGTGTAGAAATGAGCCAAGACGTAATTCCAGAAACCGCAGTACCATATGGATTCGCAGCATTAAACTCAACCGTATCATCAAGTGCAGGTGAAGCTCCACTCACCGCATATGTTAACAGTCGTTGGGTAAGTGCTAGTGTTCCAGGATATAACGTAGACGCAACTGGTCCAAGTACTAGTTACTATGGATTTAACTTTGATGGGGTATATTCTTCTGGTAGTTATCTTACCGCAGAATCATACCTTGGACCAATCGTTGGTTCAAATACTGTTGGTGGAGAATTCAACATTGAAAACCTTCCGGCAACAGAAGTAAACGGAAGTGCAATTTCTCTTACCAATCGTGACCACGTTACCTATCGTCGATTCTCTGTTCCAGTTCAAGGTGGATTCGACGGATTCAAGCCAAATCGTCAAATTGCATTAGGTGGAGATATCACCGCAACAAACACTCAAGGATTCAACCTTAACGGTGCAGCAGCATCGGGTTCTGTTGAATACAAGAGAGCATTAAATCAACTCAGTAATGCAGATAGTGTAGATTTCAATCTCTTGGTCATTCCTGGTGTAATCTACTCACAACACAGTTATATCGCACAATCAGCAATTGATATCTGTGAACAACGTGGTGATTGTTTCTACATCGCAGACCTTGATGTTCTTGACGCAACTATTAGTTCAGTAACTTCATACGCAGAACTTCTTGATACGAACTATGCAGCAGGTTACTATCCTTGGGTTCGTGTTCTTGACGATATCACTGGTAAGTTCCTCTGGGCACCACCATCGGTAGTACTTCCAGAAGTCTACGCATATAGTGATAGTGTTGGGGCAGAATGGTTCGCACCAGCAGGATTGAACCGTGGTGGAATCCCAGGTGCAGTCGGTGTTAAGACTCGTTTAACTCAAGCACAACGCGATGAACTATACGAATCAAAGGTCAACCCAATCGCACAATTCCCAGGACAAGGTATTTGTGTATGGGGACAAAAGACCTTACAACGTAGAGCATCGGCACTTGACCGTGTAAACGTTCGTCGTCTTCTCATCACGGTGAAGAAGTATATCGCAAGTTCAGCACGTTATCTTGTGTTCGAACAAAATACTGAAGCAACCCGTACTCGTTTCTTGAACATTGTCAACCCATACCTCGCAGGTATCCAACAACGTTCTGGTTTGACCG